CCCTTGTTCCCTTCGGCTGTGGCATTGAGTGACTGTCGTAAAATCGGTACATATCGCCCCAGATTGCCTTTTCGTTGTCTGTCACCAGCCATCAACTCCCATTTCCATCTGGGTGCCGTTCTTGCGAATTACAATCCCTCTCTTGATCTCAAACTCATCAGGCAGCTGCTTCACCCTGGTATAAACCGCATTCTGCTGTTTACCGAGGTAGGAAGCCAAATCCTTGATAGGTACGCCTTCGGCACCCGGATCGTACTGTTCGCAAACTTCAAATGCATTTCTAAATTCCTGATTCGCTGCCTCCCTTCGCTGAGCATTCCTGTCATGACTGTTCCTGCCTGTCTCTCCTTGTACCGGTAGATTGTTCAGTATCCCGGACTGGTCAACTTCGTGCAAAGGATAGTCAAACCAGATATTGACTGGCTTAATGTTCGGAAATTCTCGCAGACTGGATTCTAATCGCCATGCCGTCACGCCGCTATCCATGTAGGCGTTTCTTGTGGCATCATCCACTTCCACCTCGATGATATCCAACTGCGCATCCGGGTCTCTGGCAAACACGCCGCTGCCTGACGCCCTGTCCATCGCCTTCTTTGCACCCTGGGATCCTTTGGAATGGTGGTGGCAGTAGATCACCGAGCAGCCCAGCTTTGTGGCGATTACGTCAAACTGGTTGCAGAACGCGCCCATGTCCGAAGCGTTGTTCTCATCGCCGGTGATTACCTTGTAGATCGGATCTATAATGATCGCGTCCAGGTTCAACGGCTGCGCCCGTCGTATGAGCTTCGGCACCAGCTGATCCAGTGGCACGGCATAGCCACGAAGATTCCAAATCATCAGGTCGCTGACGTGTTCGCATATCAAACCTTGGCGCTTCTCCAGTGCGTTTCGAATCACCAGAAAACGATTCACACAAGACGCTGGGTCGATTTCAAGATTCACATACAGAACGCGCCCCTTTTTGCAGTGGAATCCCAGCCAATCAATCCCTTCGGCAATCGCTATGCATAGCTCCATCAGAATGAAGCTCTTACCGGCCTTGGAGCTTCCAGATATCAGCATCTTGTGTCCACGTCGGAGGATGCCTGTGATCAGCTCCTCCGCAAGCGGTGGAGGATCCGCAAACATCTCCGACAGGTCTACGATTCCTGGCAACTCGTCTTGGACACCTTCTGCTAAGTCCATCCAATCCAGCCAATTCTTACGTCCGATGTTTGTTCCGACCAGATATTGCCTGTTCCCGTTACGGGTGACACCGGGCATGCGGCTCAGTCTTGACGGATTGCGATTCTGTTTGTCAATCGTGATGCCGTTCTTTTCCAGGAAGTCATAGAGATATTCAACGCGCTTCCTGTACTCCTCATAGTTGTCGGCGTCGATATGTACAATGGCGTGAATGCTCTTGCCGCCGCTGTGAACCATCGCTGCGATAGGTAGCTCCATCTTTCTGAACAGCGCATTTTGTTCTGGAATCGGAAGGGTATCAGATTCGACCAGAGCGTATCGATATGCGGTGACATTGTCGTTTTTGACGCCCTTCCCATCGAAAGGGTTAAAACGGATCCACGCACCTGCCTGCTGGTTGTAATCACCAATGGCTGCGCCAATATCATCTGGATGCCTTTTCAGTTCTTCGAGGATGTCTTTACATTTACGTGTGTAAATCCCCTTGCTGGGCATCCACTTGCCATCCTGCTCCCATACGTCGTTGGTAACGTAGGCGACAATGTCATCAGGCTGGAACAGCGTTTCCAGATAGATACGCAAATCATCAGTACTCTTCCAGGCGCTCTGTGTAAAGCCGGTGAAACCGTCATCACCGTCATATTCAATAGAATCATTCCAGTCCAGGAGTTCATCGCCGTCGAAGTGCTGCCATCCGCGATCCTGCGCCATCTTGATAATCGTGGCTGCGGTGATTGGGCTTGCCCCGCCTCCTTCAAACGTGCCCCATTTCTTATCACAAGCGCCACTCTTATACCGCCTGTCGTTCCGGCTCCAGTCATCCCATATCGAGCAAGGGAATCCTTCGTGCTTTAAGGCCATGCCAACATTTACCCATTCCTGATAGGACAGCTCGGCAACGTCGATGACCTTTAAAGCCGCCAGCACCTTGTTTCTCTGGTCGTTGTCGTTCATTGGAATTACTCCTCAATGAAATGGCAATTGTTATCCTGAAATATCCGCGCTCGTTTCCGAGCCATGCCGATCATGAATCCAATGTTCACGTCGGTAAAATCGTAAGCAACAGGATCCGCTTTGCCATTGAATATCCGCGCTATGCGGCCCACGCTCTGAACCACAACCGCAAAGTCCTTTTGCGGCGTCGCCAGGAACAGGCGTTCAAGGCGGGGGATGTCAAGTCCCTCTTTTGCAAGACTATAGGTAGCGAATAGATACCGCTTCGCCCCGGTTCGCATCTGCTCGATGGCTGCGTCCCGTTCGGCTTTTGCCTTTTTAGTAGTCATCTTGCCGGTGACCATAACGGCATAGGATTGCATTTCCTCTGGCAGCATCTCAATCAGCGTCTCCAGGTGCATGATCCTGTCAGATAATACCAAGCAGGAATATTGCCGGTTCTGGAGCAGACTGTGGATGATCAGCCTGTTTCGCTCCTCGTCATCACACAGCGTATTGATGAGCTTGGTGTAATCCACCTTCCCATCAGCCTTGATGCAATCGTCGGTCATTTCCGCATCCGTCTCCACTCGGATGATTCCCACCGGCAGAATCTTGTCTGCAACTTCTTCTTTCGGTACGGTGCAGACCACATCTCCAAGCAGTGCATAGGTGGCTTTAATCAGCCCATCACCACGATGAACCGTTGCGGATAATCCATACTTGTGCCGAGCTGATAGAGAATTGAGTACCCTCTCAAACATCGTTGCGCTGTTGGCATTGCTGCATACGTGGTGGCACTCATCGACGATGATCACATCCCACATATCCCGGTAATTCGTCAGATCCAGCTTGCTCATGGTTTGAATCGTGGCGAAGGTTACACCCTTGCCAATCTTCACCTTGCCAGCGGCGATGGTTCCGATCAGTGTCTTGTCCATGTACTTCTCGGCGCGATCCTTCGCCTGTTTCAGCAGATCATGGGTGGTTGTTAGCCACAGCGCCGTCCGTCCGAACTTCTTGATCATGGCCACGCCCATTTCAGTCTTTCCGCTTCCGGCGGGGGCCTGGAGGATCCCGTAGCCTGCGGCTATGGTTTCCTCCACCGCCCTCTGCTGGTAGTCGTAGAGCGTCAACGGGGTGCCGTAGTCAATGCGCTGGATTGGCGCGAATCGTCCGATTGCCATCTTGAAGTCAAGCATGGGTTTCAACTGCCGAATCAACCCAAAGGGGAGAGTCAACACTGATCCGCGCATGGTGAAAAGCTCAAGCTTCTCTGGCGTGTTTCCTGTCCAGAAGCCCATGCGTTCCTTCTTGGCGAATTCCGGGTTTGCCAACGTCAGCTCCCTCTCACACCAATCCAACAGATCAGATGGCGGATCTGTGATCCTGATCATGCTGTCAACTTCAATCCGCATACGATCACCACGGCAATTCATCGTCGTTCTGAACCGGCTTGAATCCAGTGGATTCTTCGTAGTCGTAGAACTGATCGATCCTGTTGTACGTGTTACCCTTATAGAGTTCATTCTTGAACTTGGCCTTGCCCCTGGAGCCTGGCACCTTGCTCCACTCCATGCGCAGCTTCTCGCCGTGCTTCTTCATACCGATGCAGCGGAAGAAGGCTGACAGCTTCCATTCCTGCTTGCGCACCAGGTACAGATTCTCCTGGAAAGTGGCGTTGCCGAGGTCGGTATCGATAGTACCCTTGATGGTAACCATCTTGCAGGGTGGGAGTTTATCCGAGCCGTTGAAGTTGCCACGCTCTACATCCGTTACCGTGAAAGTGTAATCTCCCGGCGGGACTATAACGTACTGTTGACCGTCGTTTTCAAGCTCCGAATCCCAGTCCAGAAGCTCGTCATTGTAGGTATCTGCCACTTCTATTCACCTCTCTTAAAACGGTACATGGTTGGGATCATCGAGAATGGTTTTCACGATGTTGCCCCAGTTCTTCTTGAGCCACCCCTTGGCGAATTCCTCGGAGTATTCAGAAATTGGAGTATCGGCGGGATACTTCTTTTTCTTTGCAACAATGCTCTGGACTTCTTCGGGTTTGATGCCCTCCTTTTCCAACATCTCCATGATGCCCTTGAGCGTTGCCTCCGTGATGGT